CTTGATGCCGGTCGAGACGTCGTAGGTCGGTCGCTCCCTCGACCAGTTGATGTTGCGGTGCTCTGCTCCGGAGTCCAGCGTGAGAATGGTCGTGTTGAAGGCGGGTCCGCCCTGCGCGCCCGCGCTGATGTTGGGCGGGAACTGCACCTCATCGAACGAACCCGGCACCTCATCGGTTCCTTATCTTCGCCCGCGAGAGCTGATCGCTCATGATCGACGCGATCTGCGGCATCGACCGGCGGAAGGAGCTAACCGCCTCAGGTGTCGAGTTCCGAGCGTCGATGCTGATGTGGACCGTGTCTCCCTCTTGCTTTGTGCTAGGCGTCTGGGAGCCTGGGGCCGGTGGGCTGGAGATCAATTGCAGGCCTCGCTGCATGATCGACGAGAACTCACCGGCCCCTGTCCCGCCGTGGAAGGTTGGCAGATCGGGCGTGAAGCGATGGCCGTCGGTGCCGGTCCCCTTGAACACGGCGAGCTGGTCGGACAGGCCGCCGATCATGTTCCGGAGCGCATTGTCCTGCTGCTCGGTCAGCACGCGCTCATTGCGCAGCAGCACCGCGGGGATCTCGTCGGGCTGCAGCTTCGGCATGTTCATCCTGCGGGCCATGACGTCGGTGGCTTGCCGCAGCACCATGTTGAGGTCGTTGCTGCTGCCGTTGTGGAAGCGCGCCGCGCCAGCGATCATGGACGTCGGGACGAGGGTCATCGGCAGGTTGTCGTTGGCACCCACTATGCCGCCCGCGTGGTGCGCTGGGAGCGGGCTGAAGAAGCCCAGGCTCTGCAGAGCAGCCCCGCCAGGGGTGAGGCCCGAGGCGTCTCCTACATAGCCGAGGCTTCCCGGATCGAAAGCGGAGCTGCCACCTCCGCCGAATAGGCCACCGATCTTGCCGACAAGGCCGATGATGGTGCCGAGGATCCCGGTCGCTCCTCCGCCGCCTGAGGTGGTGGTCGACGACGATCCTGGCGTCACGTTTTCCAGCGCGCCGAAGACATCACCGAGGGTCGAGCGATGATCTGAGCCGGGGAATATCGCATTGAGCAGAGGGTTGATCACAGCGAGCTTCAGGAAGGCCTGCAGTATCTGTTGCGCGACGCTCGTCAGGACATTCCTGAAGTTCACCGCAGCGCCCTGCCCAGAGACCAGGGCTTGCGTAATCGAATTTCCTATCGTGTCGAAGGCAGACGAGAAGGCTCCGGTGATGTCATTCAGTGCAGTTTTCTGCACCTGAAGGTTCTGCTGGAGCGCTGCGAACTTGGCGGCGGCATCGATTGCCTTCTGCTGTTCTACATCGGCCGTTTCACCTTCCTGAAGCAGCAGCGCCTGGCGCTCCTTGATGATCGCCAGTTCCCGTGTCCGAACCTCGACATTCGCATTGAGGAGGTCCGACTCTTTCTGCACCACTGCGATCGATTGGTTGATCTTATTGATATCCTGTGCGGCGACGACGTCACGTTGCGCCTGTGCCTGCCGATCCAAGGAATCAGTGAGAGCGATGACCTGCTTTTGGTATTCCGCAGTTCCGACCTTGGCTGTCTCGCGGGCTTTGATGATCGCCTGCTCGAAGTTGATGGAGTGCTGAAGCGCTGCTCCGCCTTGCTCATATGAGGAAATCAGCGCCGTCTGCGCGTTCGTCTGAAGATCGGTGGCTATGACATTGTCATTTGCTGCTGCAGACAGTTCCTTTTGCTTGGCTGTGAGCGCCGCGCCAAGAGCTGTCTGATCGACAATGCCTCCGTTCGCGGCACGCGCGGCAATTCTCATCTGGTTTTCGACTTCGGCGAGCGCTCGGCCTGCGCCTGCCGCTTTATCCAACGGTGGCAGGGCGTCCTGCAGCCCGCGAGTGATCTTGTCTTGCTCGGGAATAAGGTCTGTCGCTTTGCCGCGCAGTTCGTCGAGCGCCTGCGAGAAGCGAACCGCCTGCTTGGTGGCGGCCTCGAAGCCGGCCTGATCGCCGCGTGCTAGCGCCGTCTTCGCCTGCTCGAGCGACGCGTCGATGCCAGCCTGCTGGTCCTGCTGCGCCTTTAGGTTCTCCGCCAGCCGCGCGGACAATGCGTTGCCTGAGGCGGTCTGTGCGGCGTTGATATCGCCAGCCGGGGTTCTGACCACGCCGGTCGGCGTCGAGGCCCCGGCGGGTCTGCGGAACTCGAAATGCATCGGGTCACGCGTCGCGCCTGACCAATTGCCGCCCCATACCAGACCATATCTGGCGGCGATCTCCGCGACGTTCGGCGGCAGGTTCTGCATTCCGGACGCGCCCTGCGGATTGAGCACCGAATTGATGTCGATCGCATTGCCGAAGGCATGCTGGCTCGGGATGTTCGTGCCGGCGATATTGCGCGGATTGTACCCGCCGCTCTGTGACTGGAGGATCTTATAGCCTGTGGCTTCGAGATCACGCAGGAACCCGGTGAACGCGTCGGACGCCTCATGGCTTACGGTGAACGTCGCACCACTGGGTGAGCTGACCTGCACCAGGTCTAACGCCGATCGTGGCGGAATCGCGCCACCGGCCGTGCTGCCTACTGTGCTCCCAACACCACCCGTTGGCGTGCGGTTGCCGGCTATAAACGCGGCGAGCTTGTTCTCATCCGTCATGTCCCAAAGAAAGCCCAACATTCCTTGATTGGCAGGCGGCTGATAGCTGGGAGGCGCCTTCAGAGCGGTAACCACGTTCCATAAGGCCTTAACCTCGTTGACCAGGTCAGTCAGCGCGCGAATAGCGACTGCCGCAGCGCGATCGACCGCGCCGCCGATGGCTTGCACCAGCCCGCCACTACCTCCAGTGACAGCCATCTCGAATGCATGCCAAGCCTTCGTCATCTCTGTGATATTGTCAGTCGCGCCAGCGGTGACCTGCTTCAGCATGTCGCGGAATGCGGTGAACGCATCCTGCCGTGTCATCAGTTTCAGGCTGTCAACCCACGCCTGGGTCAAGCCCTTCTGCTGGCCGATGCCCCGATCGAGCAGCTCCTGCGCTGCCGCAGCCGCATTGTCGAAGCCTTTGACGACCAGGGTAATGGCGCTTGGCAGATCGGTGCTCATGACGCTGGCCAGCGAATGCGCGAGCATGATGAGGTCTTCGAGCTGCTGCTGCGTGCCTTGGAACGCCGGGTTAAGTTTGATCTGACTGGCGGCGGCGAACGCCTCGGTGTAGCCAAGCGGGGTCGTCTGCGCCAAGTGCCGCGCCGCGGCTTCAACGTCCTTCTGAGATGCCACGAAGTCGTCCCTGACCCCGCGAAGTTGGTTCTGCAGGTTGAGCATTCGCCGCGAAGTCTCTTCGGCCGCAACGCCCATCGCCACGAGCGCCGCAGTCCCGGCGACGAAGGCCGTCACCAGCGGATTCGCCGCGACCCAGCGGGCGACGGAAGCGAACATATTGCCGATGCCGGTTGCTAACGTCCGCAGGCCGGTCCCGGTGGCGATCGACACATCAACGACCTGGTGCGCCTGGCCGATGAAGGCCTGCATGAACGGCTGGCCAGCCTCAAGTGACGAGAAGAACTGCACGGTCTGCACGCCGAGCTGCTGCGTGGCGAACCTTGCGGCGAACGCGCTATCGCCGAAGTTCTTGAGCCCGCCCGTCCCCTGCTGGGCTCCCTGCTGCAGCTTGGCGTAGGACTCGGCAAGCTTCGCCCGCTCGGCGATGGCCTCCTGATCGTTGATGATCTCAAGCGCTAGGGCAGCGTCGACATCCTTCAGCGCTGCCGCATATTGCTCCGCCGCTACCGTCAACGGCTTAAATTGCGCTGTGAGCCGGTCCATCTCCTTGGAGAGCGTCGCCTGGGCCTGAGCAGCCTCTTCGAACACCGCAGCCGAGGCCTGCGCGCTCCCGGCACCAGGCGCGCCGCCAAGGCCCAGGAGGGTGGTGGGAGAGGGTGCGGACTGCGCAGCTTGTGCCGCCCGTGCCGTCTCGATCATCTCGCGCTGTTGGGCGGCGGCCTTGGCCGCAGCCTGGGCACCCTCATCGTAACTGGCAATGATCTTGTCCTGGGCGGCGACATAGGCATCTCCGCCAATGATGCCGAGCCGCATCGCATCGTTCAGATCTTTCAGCTCGGTCGTCATGGCGCGCGCGGAGGTGGTGGCAGGATCGAACTTGGCCGTCAGTTCCTGCATCCGCTTGTCGACATCGAACCCGGCGGAGAGGTTCCGCTGCGCAGTGTTCAGCCGATCGACCGCCTCGGTCATCATGTCCAGCGCACGCGTCTGGACTTGGCCCGACGTCTTCTGCGCAATGTCCCAGATGGTATCGAGTTGCTTGGCCGCTCGCCCCGCGGCCGCGGCGAGCGGGTCCCACATCTTCGCATAGCGGTCGAGCGTGGCGATCTGCTGGCTAGTGCTGCGGACGATGCGGTCGTTCGCTGCGACCACCGCGTCCGCGCCAGCGGTCACCGCTGCTGCTTGGGCTGCTGCGGAGTCCTGCGCCGCCTTGGTGCTTCGGCTGCGCGACGCGGCCTTCTTGACCTCGGCGGCATCGACGGCCGACGCGCTCTTATCGGCCGCCTGCTGGACGGCGTTCTCGGCGGCGACAACCTTATCGGCAGCCGCAGCAAAATCAGCGGCGCCCTTCTGAGCGCCGCTGGCATCGAACACAAGGCTGGTTTTCGCTACGTCGTCGGAACCGGCCACCCAAGGTCTCTTTCTTAGTTGTATCCAGATATTCCGCGGGCATACTCTACAGACTTACCGACATAACGAATGGAGCAATATGCCAGTCAAGTCTCCTGCCAGGGCTCTGTTATGTGACGAGCCATGCGTCAATGGACATCAACCATGCTTCCGATATGTCACAGACAACAGATGCGTAGCTTGCACGTCCGATAGGAATGCTCGCGAATATTCCAAATGGCGAGCATTGAACCCAAGACTAAGGGATAAGCCAATCCAAGGTTCGTCTGTCGCCAAGCGAGTGGCCAGCGAGGAAGGCAAGACCACCTATGCCGCCTCTGTGCCCTGCAAGAACGGACACTGGCCATGCATGCGATACACCATCAATCGGTGTTGCGTTGACTGTGGGAACGAAAGGATGAGAGCCAAACGCACCATATCTAGAGATCGGGAGAATGAACTGACGCGCCTGCGCCGAGCGTCCAACAAGGATACAGTTAACGCAAGACAACGCGCGGCTTACATGCGCAACCCGGAACAGCACAAAACCTATTGCAAGAGATACCACGAGAGGAACCCTGGAAAGAGGACCGCCATCCAAAGGAACTGGCGAACCGCGCACAAGGATGTGGTGCGCGCACATTCGGCCAACCGACGAGCAAGAAAGCGAGCAGCAGCCGGGAAGTTCACGGCAAGCGACATTAAGAACCTAAGAAGACTCCAGCGAGACAGATGCGCGGCTTGTCGTGTCAAGTTAGGAAAAAAGCTTCACGTAGACCACATCCAGTCACTCATATCTGGCGGCAGCAATCATCCTAAGAACCTGCAACTCCTCTGCGGCCCATGCAACAGCAGTAAGCGCGCCAAGGATCCCATCGCGTTTTTCCAGAGTCGTGGATTATTGCTATGAAGCGACGTCAGCCACCGCCATTCGCCTTCTTCGGCGGCAACCGCCGTGCGTTCTTGGCGAGGTTCTTGAAGAACGACTGCACGGCCTCCGGACCCTCGGCCATGGCCTGGTCTTCTTTCTTGCCGCTACCGAAGGGATTGGTCTTCATGACGAAGTCGATCCTCCCCTTCAGTGCGAGGTTGATCTGCCCCAGCGGCGTGTTGAGGACGGTCTCGGGATCCCATCCCAGCCAGCCGGTCGCCGTCTCGAACACCTGATCGACGTAGTCGTCGATCGTCAGGAACCGTTTCCCGAGGCGTGTTCCATCTCTTCCGCCGCGGCCGCGGCCGCGACGTCATCGGGGAGCGGCTTGCCGCCATTGCCGAGGATGCCGACGTAATTTAGCAGTCCGACCAGAAGCTCCGTATTCAGACCGTTCTTGAACACCGCATCTGGCACTTGCTTGCCGGCCGCACCGCCGGTCATGTTCGCTCCGTGCAGGATGACGGCGACGATCGTCGAGAAGTCCTGATCGACCAGCGCCTGCCTGACCTTCCCAAGTCCGCCCATGCTCGAGATTGCGCTGAGCGCCTTCAGGGTCGGGCGGAGGACGATGTCATCTCCGTTGAGATGGATGAGGACATCCCCCTCGTTGATCTTGGCTACCATCGGGGCTTTCCTTCTACCGGGGCTTCGGGGGAAGAAGGACCGACGGCGCCCCGATAGCTAACCGTCGGCCCTAGGCCTGCGCAGGCTTTCGGTTATGCAGCGCCGATGAAGATCTCGGTATTCACCTCGATCCGGATGTTCGCTTTGACGACGTTGTTGACGCTGCCGAACTGGTATTCATACGAGAACACCTTGCCGCCGAAGTAGATCGTATCGAATGCGGGATCCGCGCCGTTCAGGGTGACCTTGAACGGATAGGTGTTCTGATCCTGACTGTTCGCGGCTGCCTCAAGTATGGCCTGCCCGGCATCGGTGAGATCGGCAGCAACAACCATTGCCATGGTGCCGCCGTTGTAGCCTCCCTTGTATTTATACATGCGGCCATCCTTGACCGCCTGGAAGGACACGAGGTCGAACACCTTGCCGAAGTTGCCGACGCTCTCGATCTGACCGACCTCGGCGTTGACCGACAGCGCGGTGAAATCAGCAATCGTGTCCGCGCCACTCTCTATGTTCACCAGCGGCGTGTCGCCGACGTACAGACGCGTGCCGAGCACGCCAACAGAACCGGTCATGACCGAACTCCTTTCTGGGGATGACAGAAATCCGGCGGCTGCAGTCGGCCCTTATCGGTCACGCCACCGCGGTGACCGAGAGGGTAGGCTATCGAACGTCGATGACGATGAACGGCACGCTGCCAGAGCAGCGGTAGTAGTTGCCGTTCGGCTGCTGCAGTGTGACGCTTCGGTCCAACAGGCTGCGAGGCTCGATCGGCGTCGGCGGATTGCCGCCATCGGTGTTGAGGCCGGGCGCGATAGAGCGCAGCTCCAGCAAGGTCGTCATGGCCTCGACCATAGCAAGGCATGTCATGTTGCCGGAACCGATCGGCGTGAATGCATGGAAGAACACGACGCCAGCCTCGATCGAATTCCGCTTACCAACGCCACCGATGATCCACTTCTCGGCATACGTTCCTTCGATGGTCAGCGCGATGAACTGCTCCGTCGGATCGTCGAGCGTGTTCTCCCAGACGAGCGGCACGGTGGCATAGGGCGACGCGGCCCACTCGGTCTCGATGTGCGCTCGCAGCGCCACATGGGCACTCGACCAGTTCATCCGAACCGCTTCGGTGTCATCTGCAGCGAGGGATAGGTGATCGGCATGCCAGCCCTCGCATCGTTCCTGGGCGCGCCATATCGCCGCCCGCGATAGATGTGCCTCAGGTCTCGCCTGAGCACGTAGCTCTCCTGGAGATCGAGGAAGACGATCTGCGCGTCCACCAAGGCTCCGAACTTCGCCAGCACCATCTGACGCACCTTCTCGACGACGCCTGGCGGCCCATACCGCTCGAACCCTCTCGCCCCGGTGTTGATCTTCCGGCTGTAGGGCTGGTTGTTGGTGATGATCACCTCGTCGTCTGGCTGGACGTCGTTGGGATCCACCCTCCGCCCGTCCACCAGGGTGAACCAGCTCTCCCGGTAGAGTCCTGGATGTCCTGGCCTCGCGTCCGTCTTGGTGCCAATCGGCGAGAGCGCGCGCGCCTGGGCGAGGGCGAATGGAACGACCTCGTGCATCCGCAGGAAGCGGTAGATGATGACGCCGAACGGCTTGACCTGGTCCTCGCTCGTGGCCGCGTGGCCGTCGACCTCAAGCCTCACCGCAGGACGTGGAGTCTGGGTGCCGAGATACGCAGCCAGCCCGGCCTTCGCAGCGGCGATGTGGCGGCGCTTCGCCTCATCGGGCCCATAACGGTCCAGCTGCAGCCGGATGACCGTCTCGAACGCGCTGCGGGCCCCGAGAGCCATTATGCGCCGAGGGTGGTGATCCGGTGCATGACGGTCTGCGAGCCGATGACGACCGGATCGTTCGTCGCAATCGTCAGCGTCTGCCCGTGCGCGATGATCTGGTCATTCCTCTTCGGCGGGCCGGGCCAGCCAGTCTGGGCGATCTCAAGGTCGGAGATCACGACCCGGCGCTGGTATTGCGCCATGTTGCTGGCGAGCGGCTGGTCCTGCGCATCGTCGATCTTCGCGAGAAGGGTCACGTCGATCGGCGGCGTGCCGAGACGGCGCAAGGTCACCTCCTCGCCTCGCGTCGTCAGCATCGCGTAGACGGATTGCGGCGTGAAGCTCATGCCATCACCATGCTGATCTGTCTCGCGTCAGGCTGCCGCTCGGTCTTCGCCGAAGCGTCATAGCCGGCGAAGGGCGTGTATCGCCAGAAACGTCCGTTCACCCAACGCTGGACCTGCCTCAGTCTGTGTTCCGTCCAGTCGAACCTCACATGCGGACGCTTCTGCAGCGCATTGAGCTTGATGAAGGGCTGCGCATAGGGTTCGCCGCCCCAGGCGATCACCTCTCGGATCCGCTCCATGCATGCCTCGAACGGCTCGTTGCCGATCAGCGTGTAGACCTGCTTTCGGCGTGGACTAAGGTGACGCAGCATCCTCATGACCCGCTCTACGTCCGGACGATCCCGTGCCTCGTCGAACGCAAAGCGCCAAGGCCCGCGGTAGATGGCACTCCAGCGAGCGAACACCTCCTCGGTGAACGTCGCAGGCTCGAAACCGCTCTGGGCATCCAACAGAGGCACACCGGTCGCCATGTATCTGGCAATGATGTGATCCTGAAACTCAGCCGGCAGCGCCGACAGGTTGTTGTCGCAGAGCACGGGCCGCACCGGGAAGTCAGGCAGCAACGTGAAAGCTTTCCCCTCCATCTTCGGCACGATGCAGAACCAGCATCCGACCGGGCATCCCCGGCTCGCCATCGTTGCCATCGGGTTGTGATGCACAATGGCGTCGGCAACGTCTCCGCCCAGTTCGGCCACGTCGGCGAGGTAATGCTTGCGCGTGAACACGCCAGGACCGCCGGCTCGAACCTTGTAGCCCTGCGCCCGATACCAGAGAGCGCGCA